ACATTAACGAGGTAATCGATGAAGATACTAAAGAAGTAACTTCACGTGAAGTAAACCCTGACTTTATTAAGTTTCAAAACGATTTCAATGCTTTATTAGGTGAAGAGCGTGAGTTAGAATACCATGCTTTTAAACTTGAAGAGTTTGAAGGTGTTGAAACTGAAGGTGTTTACAATACATTCTTTAAGCTCGTTAAAGTAGAAGAAGATAATGCTTAAAATAGTTGAAATTGCTAAGGCATGGATAGCTGCGGCTAATCCAACTCCTGAGCAACAAGCTATAGCAGAATATCGTGCCGCAACGTGTGATAAATGTCCACATAGAAACTATGTGACAGCAATTAATACATTCGTCTGTGGTAAATGTGGATGTCCATTAAGTAAAAAAATATTTAGTCCTTTACCAGGACAACAAGCATGCCCAGATAAACGCTGGGAACAATAAAATAAAGTATATGTCAGAAAACAAAAAACTTACTGCTGAAGAGTTGCAACAAATTACTGAAATGCAACAACAGTACAACAAGTTCGTATTTGAACTTGGATCAATTGAAGCACAACTCCAAAACGTACTTACTACTAAAACGTTAATTGAAACTGAAAAAACTAACGTGTTAGAAGACATTAAAAAATTAGGTGAGCGTGAAAAAGAAGTTATCAATACTCTCCAAGCAAAATATGGTGCTGGAAATATTGATGCTCAGACTGGTGAAATAACTCCGTTCTAATTTAACTAATTTCTGCGTTTTACGTGTCCTTGTAAATATTTATCGTTAGGTAATCCCTAATATAAATTAAACAATTACAAATAAAATGGCAGAAATTATTCTTTCTCCTGGTGTATTCCAGATCGAATCCGATCAGAGTTTATATACTCAAGCACCACCAGCCCTTGGTGCAGCTATTGTAGGTCCTACAGTAGGTGGTCGTCCATTCGTACCAACTTATGTTACCACATACACTCAATATTTAAACATATTCGGTGACACTTTCAAAAGTGGTAGCTACTATTACGAATACTTCACATCACAAGCTGCTCGCGAGTATTTCCAAAACGGTGGTCAATCATTATTAGTAACTAGAATTATTAGCGGATCTAGTGGTATTAGTACTTATGCTCAATCTAATGTAGCTGCTATTGATACTTTAACTAGTGGTACTGCCTCTATAGCTAGTTTAAACTTAACTAATGCTGCTGCTGCTCAGCATTCTGCTTCTATTAATGGAACTTACACATTAAGTTTATCTGGATCATCTGTACAGGATGTTTACAATAATCTTACTGCTTCTGCAGCATACAGTGCTATTTCAAGTAGTGTGGTTAGTGCTTCATTTTCAACCCCAAATGTAATATTTACTGCTATTCCTAAAGGAACAGTAGGTAATAATTACTATGTTGTTTCAGGAAGTACTACAACTATATTTAGTGGAGGTGTTGACGTAAATTCATTTACACTTGAAGCATTATCTTGGGGTAACCAAATGAATAATGCTGTTACTTCATCTCAAATTGTTTCTGGATCTACTAGTGGTGGTATTTTACCAAGTGGTTCATCTCAAAACGTTCGTTGGGAAGTAACTAGTGTAAATACAGGAAGTGCAGGTGGTACATTCACAATTGTAGTACGTCGTGGTGATGATAATACTTCTCAAGAAAATGTATTAGAAACATGGGCTAATGTGAGTTTAGATCCTCAACAACCAAACTTTATATCTCGTGTAATTGGTGATTTAAAACCAGTATTCAATACTACAACAGGACAGGTTGATTTTACAGGTAGCTATGCTAACCAATCTCAATATGTTCGTGTTGCTTCAGTAACTACTCCAAACGTAGATTCGATTGATAATAATGGTAATTTTAAATCTACTCAGTATAGCGGCTCATTACCATTAGTAGGTAGTGGTTCAGCTGGTGGTGGATTTACAGGTGGTGTAGCTGATACCAACTTACCAAAATTAATGAATGAAACAATTACTATTACTAATATCCAAGGTTTCACTCCAGATGATTACAATCGTGCTTTCACATTATTATCAAATAAAGATGAATATGCATTCAATGTATTATTAGCCCCAGGTGCTGGTTTAGATACAGCTGCCTCTGATAATATGATTGCATGTGTTGAAGGTCGTGGTGATGCAATTGCAATTGTAGATAATGGTGTTTATGGAACTACAATTAATGGTGCTACTACAAATGCCGCTGGTGCCTCTAGCAACTACGGTGCTACTTATTATCCTTGGGTTCAATTATACAGCTCTAACTTAGGTAAGACTGTATGGTGTCCTCCATCAACAGTAATCGGTGGTGTATTAGCATTCAACGACCAAGTAGGTGCTGAATGGTTTGCTCCAGCAGGTTTAAATCGTGGTGGTATCCCATCAGTAGTACGTGCTGAACGTCGCTTATCTCAATCAGATCGTGATACATTATATACAGGTAATGTTAACCCATTAGCTACATTCCCAGGAACTGGAGTATGTGTTTGGGGTCAGAAAACATTACAACGCAAACCAACAGCTCTTGATCGTGTAAACGTTCGTCGCTTGTTGATTGCATTGAAAGACTTCATTGGTGGTGTTGCTCGCAACTTGGTATTCGAACAAAACACAGCAGTTACTCGTAACCGCTTCTTAAGCCAAGTTAACCCATATCTTGAGTCTGTAGTTCAACGTCAAGGTTTATATGCTTACAAGGTGATTATGGATGATTCTAATAATACACCTGATGTAATCGACCGTAACCAATTAGTAGGTCAGATCTATATCCAACCAACTAAGACTGCTGAATACATCATCTTGAACTTTAACTTAACTCCAACTGGTGCTGAGTTCCCTGCCTAAGGGACTCAGCCAGTTAATATTTATTAACAGCAATTAAACATTAAAATAAAATGGCAGTATTAAATCCGAACGAAATCATGTTTACAGCGTTTGAACCTAAAGTTCAGAATCGCTTTATCATGTATATCGATGGAATCCCAGCATATTTGATCAAAGCAGCTAGCGCTCCTGGATTCGAAGCTGGAGAAATTATCTTAGATCATATCAACGTTTACCGTAAAGTTAAGGGTAAGGTTCGTTGGAATGATATGACTTTAAGCTTATACGATCCTGTAACTCCAAGTGGTGCTCAAGCAGTAATGGAATGGGCTCGTTTGGCACACGAATCAGTAACTGGTCGTGATGGTTACTCCGATTTCTACAAAAAAGATTTAACATTAGATATCTTAGGTCCAGTAGGTGATATCGTAGGTGAGTGGATTGTTAAAGGTGCTTATGTAAAAACAGCAACTTTCGGTGAGTATGATTGGGCTAACGATGCAGCAATCAACTTGTCCGTAACAATCGCTATGGACTATTGCGTTCTTAACTTCTAATCACTCTTCATATTTCTTTTCTTTAAGCGTCTGCTTTGGCAGACGCTTTCCTTTTGCATATATTTATATACACAAATTAAATTAGTTTATGGCTGAATTAAAGTTACCAACTGAGGTAGTAAAATTACCTTCCAAAGGTTTATTGTACCCTAAAGAATCACCACTTTCTAAAGGTGAAATAGAAATGTCCTACATGACTGCAAAGCATGAAGATATTCTTACTAACGTTAACTTTATCAAAAACGGAACAGTTATTGATAAATTATTACAAGCATTGATCGTTACCCCAATTAATTATGATGAATTGTTAATTGGTGACAAAAATGCAGTGTTAGTAGCTGCTCGTATCTTAGGATATGGCAAAGATTATTCATTTAAGTACACTGATGATCGTGGAAATGAAAAAGAAGCAACTGTTGATTTATCTGCGCTAGATGAAAAACTAATAGACGAATCATTATTTACAGCGGGTGTAAACGAATTTGCGTTTAATACGCCTAAAACTGGGGCTTTATTAACCTTTAAATTATTAACACACGGTGATGAAAAGAAAATTGAAGCCGAAATTAAAGGTTTACAAAAAGTAAATCCAAATGGTTCATATGACGTTACAACACGTTTAAAACACACTATCACTTCAGTAAATGGAGAACGTGACCAAAAAACAATTCGTGACTTCGTAGACAATTATTTACTTGCCCCTGATGCTAGAGCATTACGTGAATATTATTCTAAAGTACAACCTGATATTGAGTTGAAATTTATCCCTGATGAAAACTATGTTGGGGAGGGCATAGCTATTCCAATTTCTCTTAGCTTTTTTTGGCCTGACGCCTGAGTATAGACCTATACTATTTAAACAAATTCATGAAATAGTATTCCATGGACAAGGTGGATATGATTGGGATACAGTCTATAATATGCCTCTATGGTTGCGTAAAACTACGTTTAATTTAATTAAAGAGCATTACGATAAACAAAATGAAGAGGCTGAAAAACAAAATAATATGCTAAAAAATAAAACAGGTAATAAAGATATATCACGACCAAACATAGCTCCAACATATACTGCGAAGGTGCCAAAAAAATAGGCACCTTCAATATTTATACGATGTAATACTATAGCATGGCTGATCCACAACAATTACAACAACAGGTACAAGATTTAAATAACCAGTTAGAAGCTATCAATGATAAGATTAAAGACATTGGTACTAATCTAACTAAAGGAATGGTCAATGAGCTGAACACTTCTATACAATCAGCAAAAAAATTAGGTGAAAATTTAACTAA